TTTGGCAGAAGACTGCGGCTACAACATCACCGAATGCCGATCTTCGTCCACTGAAAACATATAGTGGCAATAACGTAAAGCAAATGACCGATACTGAAATTCAGGAAATGATTCCTTATTTCAGAAATCGTATTATCAGCACCAGTATTGGTACATATAAGATCCAAGCATCATCGCCATCTCCTGGCACTTGGGTTAGCATGGGTTCAGCTTCTGATACTCGTGAACAAGTCGCGTCTGTAAACTATACCGGCTCATATGCTGGTACTAGAACATATTCTAACGTAGCATATGCTGGGACTAGAACTTATACACCAGCGGGATATGCAAATACTTTTGCTGGTACCAGAACATATTCTAACGTAGCATATGCTGGGTCTAGAACATACTCAAACGCCGCATATGCATCATCGTTTGCCGGTAACAGAACAAACACATACTCAGGTTCGCGAACATATACCGGCTCATATGTGACCAACTTCGCTGGTACTAGATCATTTGCCGGTTCAAGAACATATTCTGCCAACTATATTCTATATTACGGTGGTTTTGTTGGTGGTACTTTCGCTGGTAGCAGAACTTACGCCAATGCGGGCTATGTTTCGGCATCAACTAACTTTGCTGGTTCATTCGCTGGTACCAGAACTTATGCCAACGTAGCATATTCAGGAGTCTATGCGGGTTCATACACCTCAACGTATTCTGGTTCGCGAACATACTCAGCTAACTATTCTGGTAACAGAACTTATTCTGGCACATACGCGAACTCATTTGCTGGTTCGAGAACTTACTCAGGAAGTTATTCTGGTAACAGAACTTACACAGGTTCCTATTCTGGCACATATGCGGGCGATACAATTCAAGCAACTAAAGATACCGTATCAACAGTATCTCTCTGGGTTCGCACTGCTTAAACTATACTATATACTTTATATTATTTCTTTTTATGGAGAGTTGAATGATTGTGGATGAAGACGCCATCGTATTGGATTCGGCCGTTATTGTCGAAACTAAAGATTACGAAGAACCTTTTTGGTTAAATAAAGAACTACAGCAAGTAATGGTAATTATCATCTATCCAGATGGTAAGAGACTACCAGCATCTGTATCAGGTGAAGGTGGCAATCCAGACTATATTGCTATTATGGAAAAGTTTACTGAAGAAGATATTGATGAAAATACTCGACTTCGCGAAGAACGCCGCACCGAAGAAGTTCGCCAGCGTATGGAAAGATCGAAGGTCGATCAACAGCGCCGTAAAGACGAGACTCTTTTCGAGGCAAAGCTAGAAGCCTTTGAAGTAGCTATTATAAAAAATTCCACGAACAAAGCCTTAAAAACTAAGATCCGTAGATCGAAGTCTGCGCTTGAAGTTATGGCATATGCTACCATGCTTATCATGGAAGAAGAAAAGAATGCAGAATAACGGATTTGTTTACGTAGCATCTCTTCGTAGAGGTTACTATAGAGCCGCGAAAAACTCTGCACTATCACTTCTAGACTATTGGCCAGAAGCAAAGATTACTTTATTCACTCATGCAGAATGGGTGGAACCAGAAGATTACGCAATCTTTGAGAATATCATCACATATGGTGTTCCGTATCACAAGAGGGCCAAACTATGGGCCCTAGATAAAACTCCATATGACTTGACAGTTTATATGGACTGTGATACAGAAGTTCAGCACGACGATATTCGAAAAATCTTTGAACAGATACCAGATGATGTGGATGTAATCTTTACTGCCAATCGTCCGTATAACGCTGCACTAACTAAACTTTCCGAAACAGAGGAAATGACGGAGCATTGCGGTCTATTTGTCTATCGTAATAATGAACAAACACTCAAATTGATGAGTGCTTGGTGGGGCGAATATTGTAAGCAGAATGAACCCGGCTACGACAGACAGCACTATCCAAAAGAAGCACTACAGTGGGACACATTTACAATGTGGCGCTTATTGACTTATGGGGATATGGGTGTAAAGACAGGAAGATTTCCTGATCCAGATGCAAAGTGGAATTTTGTCATTGGTTATAAACAAGAAGAATTGCAAGGACAAGAGATTGTCATCTATCACTATACGTTACCGCCATCCGTATTGGACAAATAATGAAGGTTTCTAAAAATATAAATCCAGAACTTCTGGAAATTCTTACTCCTTATGCGGAGTGGTTCTTTTCGCAAACAGACCACGACAAATTGAGAGAGCCAGATAGACGCCGAGGATTTGATATCGATACTGGCACTTCTGAAAAGTATATGAATGAACTAGTCGGTAAAGACGGTGAACATGAGGGGTATCCAGAAACCGCTTTCTGTTGTGATATCGGAATGGTAGATTCTGTTCCGACCACTCACCGCGAGAAGCAACAGAAACTTAATCGTGAATTAATTTCGTTTCTAGGTGCTAAGAACAACGCGGTTCATGTTTATTATCCAGAGAATGGATTTATGGGCTGGCACACAAACTGGAATGCAAGCGGCTATAACATTCTTCTTTCTTATAACACAGAAGAGAATGGCGGTTACTTTAGATATTTAGATCCAATAACAAAAGAAATGGTCACTCTTTGGGACCCCAAGGGATGGTCGGTCAAGGTCGGCTACTTCGGTAGGCGGAGTGAGCCTGATAAAGTCTTCTATCATTGCGCTGGAAGTCGCAGCAAGCGTCTCACTCTCGGTTATGTCATTCCCCATGAGGACCTCTGGAAATCGATGGTTGAAGATATTACGGGTGAGGATACCACTCACCTTTCTTGATTGCTTTTAACTTCACTGTATTTTGTGAGTAGGTCTTCTAGAATGGTCAACTGTTCGTGCATGTTTTCAATATCATCCAATAACTTGGGAACTGCAATTCTTGCTCGCTCTAGGATTGCAGTTTCATAGTTTTTAATTCCAACATTAGTAGCAGACTTAATTCGGCGATTTCGAAATAATGTTTTGATTTTACTAATTAACGATGGAATTTTTGGCGTCATGTTTAATTGAATCATGTGTTGATTGCTGCGTTGATCAGTTGCCTGTTGTCGCGCCTTTAAAATTTGTTCTTCTTTTGCTTTTGCTGCTCTGTCATTTTCTCTGGCAAGTTTTTCGTTTTCCTCTTTGAGAATTTGTAATTCTTCTACTAATTTTGGATCTGTAACGTGAACAGTTTCTATAACTGTTTCTGTTACTGTCTCAATTCTCACTGGAGGATTTTCTAAAATCTCTTTTGCTTTAGCAATTATTTCTGCCGCGGCTTTCGTTTCTTCTTCTACTGCAAGTTTTTGTTTCTGTAATTCTTCGTGCTTTTCTTGTGCGATTCGTTCCCTCTCAAGTTCTTCTTGAGAAGGTTCATTAATCTCAACTTCGATAATTTCTTCTTGAAAGTTTTCATCGACCCACTCTTCCACAACTACTTCCTCAGATGGAGACTCCATCCAGGGCGCAGGTGGTGGTACTAGTGGCACCAAAGGTTCTGGTATATAATCTTGAGGTGGTGGTGCAACAACTCTCACTCTTCCCATATTACTTCCTTCCTATTACCATAAATCTATCAAAGTCTACTTTACCATCCCATGACCAATAAGACTGTTCAATCTGACCCTGGTATATAACACTATTTATTCCAACGTTTTCGATATGGTCTTCAATCGTAGGAACACAGTTGATGCCATACATTTCTCTAAAAACATTTGATGACTGGCAGGCAAATATACAATCTGGATTTGCTGTTGTCATTTTCTTTAGCGGATACATCGTTTCACATCCGAGCGAAATTAAAATATCTGTTCCTAGCGCATTGATGTCATGGTATGCAAACGGAATATCCCAGTTAATATGGTCCAATTCTACTCCTGTTTCAGAATAGTGTCTGTTAAAAACTTTGGAAAGTTCTAATGCATCGTCATCAATGTCTATCAGATTCAATTTTCTAATTTCTAAGTTTTCACACAACAAGGGAATCAAAGGAATTCCTAACCAAGAATTTAAAACTGTGATATCTAATTTCTTATCCGGCATCTTAACTTTCTGCAATTGTTCTACCATCCAGATTGCAGCCTCCATGGTATTTGGATTCATAGATTTGCGAAAATCTTCATGCTTGTGTGGCATTTCATGGGCAATTTTATCCAACCCTTCACCCCAATACCGATGATTATTCAAAAAATTATAGTTTAACATCTTGTGGTCTTTCCATTGAATCATATAGACAGATAAGTGGTTCTTCACGAAGGACTTGTTCCCTTACGTCAATTGGCCACATGTATCCGTAGTTGTAACTGTATACCCAACCGTCTGGGAAAAAATTAATTTTTAAAAGATTTTCTCTTTTGTGTCCGAAAAGATTATCAAGACCGCGATAATGAAAAAACATTTGATCTGGATAATCTGTAACAAATTTGGTAATCTTATCAGTATCTAATCTATCATTCCATCTTAACACGCTAGAATTTAGGTCGGTGTATGCACGAGGAATATCTTGCGTATCACGTTTCATTTTCTTCATGTTATGCCAGTGGGTGCGAACAAATGTTAGACCATCTTCTGGGTCGTGGTCTACAATGCAATCGATGTTATTTTGAATGCCAATATCTAGGTCAAGAAATAGTTTTTCTCCATATTGTGGCACAACTCTTCTATCAAACAGATATAATTTATTCCACCATTTCTCGTAGTAATTATCCGCTGGAAGCGGAATTACAACAACTTCTGGGTGTAATCCAATTGGATGTTCTGTCAAGCAGTAAAAATTAAAATCTGTTGTTATGTGTTCTCTACATTGTTCAAGAACACGATTAACATGTTCTGAATCATATTTGAACCCCCATTTTACCGTGTAGATATTAATCATTAAACATTCCAATGCTCTAACAAATCAGAATCAACCAAGGATTCCTGTTTCACTTTACCGCGTCTATTGTCTTGGAATGGAAGTAAATCTACATTGAAGACACATAGTATACAGTCTTTTCTATATTTAGCGACTTCCAAATCGTCTTCTTGCCAGTCGCGACCGCGATTGTATGAGTATGCAAAAGTATTAGGAAAATGTTTCCATAGAGGAGTATTACCAAAGTCGCCCCATCGCCAACTGTGATAGTTGTCTGTTCCGTCGGTAAATGTAAACCAAATACGCTCTTGATGTTCTAGAACATCCTGCCAGATACATTCTGTTTGAACGTCTGACCACACCATACAACTACCATTGGTGTATGCACCATGAGATAACTTAAAGTTACGAGACTTCATGGGTCTAGGGTCTTGCCACCATGACCGCAACTTGGTAGGATTCTCTAGGTCGTAAGTGATGATTGGCGACAAATCATTTTGTATGATGACATCAAGGTCGAAAAAGACAAACCTTCCAGTGGGGTTATCTTCTGCGAAGTTGTGTGTATTGAAGATGAAGGTCTTTGGTCTGTCCCAACAACGTGCCATACCGTATTTGAAATCATCTGAACCAAACCAGTATTTCGGATGGATGTTGGGAATATTTGGGAAGTCGATGACTTTAATCTCGGCGTCAAATCCCTCACTGTTATCTGTATAGCAATAGAAGTGAAACTCAAAATTATCTGGAGTATGCTTCTTTGCCATCCGATAAAGTCGGTTGACAAACTCGGCATCGTATTTGGTACCCCATTTACAACAAACGTAATTGACTCTCATTTCCACAATCCAATAATATTTTTGTCATGACATTCAGATAATTCAACGTGATCTTTAGTAGATGGATGAGGAACATTATCTGTATTAAATAAGCAGATTTTGGCATCATCTCTAAATTTAAAACGCACTACATCATCTGGATAATATCGTCCTCTGTTCCAAGAGTATACCCAACTTTCTGGAATGTTTTTCCAGAAGTCTCTTTGACGCCAATAATGATAGTTATCACTACCCTTAAAAAATGTTTTGAAAACTATTTCACTGTTCTCATAAACGTCATAATATATATGACGGCATTGGCCATATGACCAAAGCATCATACTAGAGTTGAAAAATGTACCTCTTGTTTCGATGAAGAACCTATCATCTATTTGATTTTCTGGCTGCCATAAGCAGTGAATTATTCTAGGTTTCTCGGCCAAGATATCAATCTCATCGATGTTATTTTGAACTACTACATCCAAATCCAAATAGCAGAACTTATCTTCTTCTTCGCAATCTAGCCATTCTTCTGAATTAAAAATTAAAAACTTGGCTCTATCAAAACAAAATGCTTCTTTTCCAAAGTAATATTTTGGGTGTAGTAAGTCATCATCTGGAATAGGATGAACTTCACACTCTAGGTTAGTGGCATCATCCGTATAACAAATAAATCTAAACTCTCCGGTATAATTCTTTTTTACCATGTGATATAGATTGTTCACATAATCAGATGAGTATTTGTCACCCCATTTAATTGTTAGAAAGTTCATCATATTTCTTATCATATCCCGGAAAATAATCTAAACCATTGAGTAAACATACTGTATACTCTGGTCGGTATCTGTCTACAATTCTCTTCTCTGGGTCGTAGTAGTCTGCACCATAGAGAAAAGAATAAAACTCGCCTTTTGGAAACCACTTAAAATCAAAATTCTCGTGCCATAGAAATCTATCGTCACCCCAATACTTGATCATATAATAGTCCATGTCTTTTTCAAAATGTTCCCAAATCTCTTTGGCTTTTGGACTACCAGAGCGCCATAAAACGGCACTAGAATTATAGTTACTCAAGTATTGTTCGCTATAAGAACGAGCATTTTTATCCACCCAACTTATATCCTTCCAATAAGTATAGCATATAGTTGGGCGTTCGTCAAGATAATTCCACAGATTATCGATATCTTTTTGTATTCTAATATCGAGGTCGAAGTAAAGAACATCACCCAAGTCTTCTAATCCATACATCCATATTTTAATAAAAGTTCCGTCAACGTCTTCTGGTAATGGAATTATTTTAACTCTTGGATCAAGAGTAGTATCGTCGGTTATACAGGCATAATTATACTTGCCACCAGTGGCCTCGATAATACGATCTACATCTTCTTTGGAATATTTTGTGCCATATTTTAGCATCAATATCGTTTTCATAGTTCACCTAAAATTATAAATAAGTTCAAATACATTTATAAGGGTTCTTATGGCGCAGGTTCAAAATATTTATATTGATCAGGGAACGACCTTTAGTTTTACTATAGAAGTCAGTGATCAATACGGAGATGCAAAAGATCTTTCGGACTACACTGGCGCATCGCAGATGCGTAGGTCTTTTTATACAAACACCGCAATAGATTTTACCACAGATATTACTTCTCCCTTGGATGGCGAAGTAACTATATCTTTGACGGCAGAAGAAACTTCCGAAATTAAAGCAGGAAGATATGTTTACGATATTGAAGTAGTGAGCGATGAAGAAACTATCAGAGTTCTCGAAGGAATTGTAGTAGTTAATCCAGAGGTAACAAAATAATGGCTATTAAAGTAACCGTTCCAAATTCTAAAACTATAAATACGAGTATAGTTAGCACCCGCGGAGCCCAAAAAGTGGAGACCTTGGCGAATGTTGACGCAGCAGGATTACAGGATGGATATACATTGGTTTATAACTCAGAGACACTAAAATGGGAAGCAGTAAACCCTTCAACTACTGTTATCCTTGATGCCATTGATGGCGGAACGTATTAAAACAAACTAAGGCAACCAAAAGGAATAGTCTAAATGTCAACAATTATTCAAATTAAAAGAAGTGCAGGCGCAACTGCTCCAGCAACATCCGCTCTCCTAGAAGGTGAAATGGCATATGCACAGGACGCCAGCAACAGCGGCGCAAGTGCAAAACTTTACATCGAATCAGTGGAAGGCGGTTCTGCCGCAATTCATGCCGTCGGTGGTAAGTATTTCACAGACAAGGTTGATGCGCGTCTTATCGATGCAACCACAACAGTTGGTGGCAAAGCAACCTTTGCTGAAGGAACAAATAATGGTTCCAACAAAGTAACTCTTAAGGCAGCCGATACACTGGCTGCTGACCTTACTCTGATCCTTCCAACCGCAGACGGTACAAACGGTCAGATCCTTACCACAAACGGTTCAGGTCAACTCGCATTCTCCTCACCTGCTTCGTCTTCGTTCACAATCAGCGATAACCAAGGAACTCCAAATACGGATTCCTTCTCGACTGGTGGAACTCTGACTTTTGCTGGTTCAGCTGGTGTCAAGACAACAGTTTCAGACAACCAAGTTGCTATCGTTGCTGATATCACTGGTGCAACTGCTCTGACATCACTTGCTGATGCAGACGAATTCCTTGTTTATGATGCTTCGGCAACTGCAAACAAGAAGATTACTGCTGAAGATATTGGCGATTACATCTATGCTGCCGTTTCTGGCGATATCACAATCAGCGAATCAGGTGTTGCTTCGATTGCTGCCAACTCGGTTGCTCTTGGAACCGACACAACTGGTAACTATGTTGCTACTGTTGCTGGAACTGCAAACCAAATTGCTATCACAGGTTCAGGTTCTGAAGATGCTGGTGTAACTGTTGCTCTTACTAATGACGTTACCCTTGTTGGTGACCTAACAGTTGGCGGTAACGACATTAAAGCAAATGGCGGCACAACTTCTATCACTCTTTCGGGTGCAGATGTTACTGTTGCTGGCGACCTTACCGTATCTGGAAATGACATCAAGTCATCTTCCGCGACTGCCCTGACTCTTGCTGGTTCTGATGTTACCGTTGCTGGTGACCTGACAGTCACAGGAAACGATATTAAGTCATCTTCTGCTACTGCTCTGACACTTTCGGGTGCAGACGTTGCTGTTGCTGGTGATCTAACAGTTACTGGAAACGACATTAAGTCATCGGGTGGCACAACTGCTCTTACACTTTCGGGTGCTAACGTAACAGTTGCTGGTAACCTCACAGTTTCGGGAACAACAACTACTGTTAACTCGACAACTCTGTCTGTAACCGACCCTCTCGTATTCGTTGGTAACGACAATAACGCAACTGACGCAGTTGACATCGGTCTGTTCGGTATGTATGATACCAGCGGTTCGCTAGACCTTTACTCAGGTATCTTCCGCGATGCTTCAGACGGTAAGTGGAGACTCTTCAAGGACTCACAAGCTGCTCCAACCACAACTGTTAACACAGCGGCAACTGGTTACACCATTGCTACTCTTGTTGCTAACCTTGAGGGCGGAACTATTTCGTCGCTTGCTTCAGCAATCGCTGTTGGAGACGGTGGTACTGGTGCACAGACACTGACTGCTAACGGTGTTCTCTTCGGTAGCGGAACTTCTGCTATCCAAGCAACCGCAGTTGGAACTGCTGGACAAGTTCTAAAATCTGGTGGGTCAGGGGTTGCTCCTTCGTTCGGTAATATCGACGGTGGAACATACTAATAAATAGATAAGAATGGGGTGGGACTGTCCCACCCCAACTCTGTGGAGATACATAATGGATCAAACTAAGTTCATCAATTCGTATATTAATAATTTGGCAGAACAACTTAAAGCAATTACTCTTGATAATATCATGGTAAAGACTCAGTTAAATTTAGCAAACGAGACGATGGCTGAATTGACAGCCAAGATCCAGGAATTAGAAGAGGCAGCAAATCTTGCGTCTACTACACCTGAAAAGAAAGCCGCTAAGACCGACTGGGAAGAATCGAACTTTACAAAAGACGGATAGGATTAGCGAATGTCAGCAGCAGTGTCAACAGTAGTTCAAATCAAAAGAAGTGAAACCGGAGGCGCGGCCCCAACTGGTGCCAATTTAGCAGTAGGTGAACTTGCGGTAAATTTAACAGACAAGAAAATTTACTCGAAAAAAACTGATGGTACTGTTGTTAGTCTTGGCGGAGTTGAAGTAAACGATGGTGGTGCAGCAACATCAGTGGCAACGATTTCATTTGCTGATACCATCTTCGGTGATTTCGCTGTTGATACCACAACAACTCCAGGTGTCGCAGTTGTTCGCCTAAATCAAAACGCAGATTTAGATTACGGTCTAATTACAGATAATGTTTTTGCGTATAACTCAATTGATTACGGGAGCATCTGATGGCAGCAAGAGTCAAACTAAGAAGAGGTACTTCGACTCAACACAATACCTTTACTGGTGCAGAAGCAGAAATCACCGTAGACACTACAAACAATTCTATAAGAGTGCATGACGGGTCAACTGCTGGTGGACATGAGTTGTTAAAAACTACTCTAGCAAACATAAAAGACGGTGCCATTCTTGATGGTGGAACATATAGTACCTAAAATGGTGGACTAGGAGATACAAATGGCAACGATTTTACAACTTAGAAGAGGGACTACTGTTCAGCACTCAACCTTTACGGGTGCTGTCGGTGAAGTCACGGTCGACACAACAAAAGATACAGTAGTTGTTCATGACGGTACTACCGCTGGTGGTAAACCTCTGGCAACAGAAGCATATGTTACTTCGGCAATTCAGACTAAAGATAACAGCGACGAGATTACAGAAGGTTCAACAAACCTTTACTTTACAAATACAAGAGCAAGAGCTGCATTTACCGCAAGCACTGGTATTTCCATTACTGATGGTGCTATCTCTACTTCTATCACTCAGTATAATGATGCATCTGCAAGAGGTGCCATTTCTGTAACTGACTCTGGTGGTGATGGATCACTAGCATACAACAATACTACTGGTGTAATTACATACACTGGACCTTCTGCGTCTGACGTTCGCGCTCACTTCAGCGCAAGCACTGGTATTAGTATTACTAGTGGCGCAATTTCATCCACTATTACCCAATATACCGACTCACTAGCAAGAGCATCCCTAAGTTTTACTGCTGGTTCAGGAGCATATAACAGCACAACTGGTGCTATTACCATCCCAACTAATACCAGTCATCTAACTAATGGCGCAAACTTTATTACTCTGACAAGTCTAAGTGCTGGTACAGGGATTTCATATAATAATACAACTGGTGCAATTTCAAGCACAATCACACAATATACAGATGCATCTGCAAGAGGTGCCATTTCTGTAACTGACTCTGGTGGTGATGGATCGCTTGCTTACAACAATACTACTGGTGTAATTACATACACTGGTCCAAGTGCAACAGATGTCCGCGCTCACTTCAGCGCAGGAACAGGTGTTACTATCACTGATGGTGCAGTTGCTATTGGTCAGGCAGTTGGAACTGGTTCTAACGTTACATTCAATGATTTAACTGTTAGTGGCAATCTTACTGTTTCCGGAACTACTACTACAGTAAATACCGAAACAATCAATCTTGCTGATAATATTATTACATTAAATAGTAATGAAGCTGGCACCCCAAGTCAGAATGCGGGTATCGAAGTTGAACGTGGTACTTCTACTAACGTGGCCCTTCAATGGAATGAAACTAGTGATGTCTGGGAATACACAGTAGACGGCACCAACTATATTCCTGTGGTTGGTACTACTGCAACGCAAACTCTTACAAACAAGACACTTACCAGTCCAACACTAACAACACCAGCATTAGGTACTCCTGCTTCTGGTGTAATGACCAATGTAACTGGTACAGCATCTGGATTAACTGCGGGTAATGTAACAACCAACGCAAACTTAACTGGACATATTACATCAGTAGGTAATGCAGCGGTACTTGGATCATTCACTTCTGCCCAACTCCTAGCAGCCTTAACTGATGAAACTGGTACTGGTGCTGCCGTATTTGCTAACAGTCCAACACTCGTAACTCCTGCATTGGGTACTCCAAGCGCATTGGTAGGCACAAACATCACGGGTACTGCCTCGGGTCTTACTGCTGGTAATGTAACAACTAACGCAAACTTAACTGGGCATATCACATCGGTAGGCAACGCAGCGGTACTTGGATCATTCACTTCTGCTCAACTCCTAGCAGCCTTAACTGATGAAACTGGTAGCGGCGCTAATGTTTTTGCCACAAGTCCAACGCTTGTTACACCAACTATTGGCGTAGCAACTGCCACATCTGTTAACAAGGTTGCGATTACTGCTCCAGCAACTGGTTCTACTCTAACACTTGCCGATGGTTCTACTCTAGCAACTTCTGGTGCGTTTAGCACAACTCTAACTGCCACTGCTGCAACTAATGTAACATTACCAACTACTGGCACTCTAGCGACACTTGCTGGTACAGAAACTCTTACCAATAAAACATTAACAACACCAGCGCTGAATGGTGCGGTTGTAGATAATAACAACGCTGTTTCTGCTGCGGGTTCAACTCAAGCGGGTGCTACTGCTCTAACCGTAGATTATAACGTAGTTACTACAGTTGCTGCATCTACTGGAGTTAGACTCCCAACTGCCACGGCTGGTCGTAGAATTGTAATTGTTAACAAGGGTGCAAACACTGTTAGCATCTATCCAGCAACTGGTGGAACAATCGACGCATTATCAGCAAACGCAGCAATTCAGGTCGCAGCAAATGGTTCAATTGAAATAATGGCATCATCATCTACACAGTGGTATTCTATCTCTCGTGTTGCAATTTTTGACTCTACTGGGGCTCTACTTAACTAATGTCAACTGTAGTCCAATTAAAAAGAAGTGAATCCGCAGGTTCAATCCCAACAGTAAATGATATTGCTGTTGGGGAACTCGCAGTAAATTTAGCAGATGGTGCGCTGTATTCTAAAAGAACCGATGGTGCCATTATCGAAATTGGTGGCAATTTACCAGACGAGTATTATCTTTCATCAAACCAAGATTTTGGTTTAATTACACAAAATGTAGATGCCACGTTAAATTTGGGTGATGTTGGAACTGAATCTTCTGCATCAAAAAGTCTTGGTGATATTAGCATTTACGTTGAATCTGTCGGTGTGCCTGCTTCATCCGCATCATCTGGAACAGTAAATACTATCGCAATTGATACCAATTATCTCTACATCTGTGTTGCAACCGATACTTGGAAGAGAGTGCAACTCTCTTCCTGGTAGTTATAAATAGTCCCAAAGAGGACAAGATATGGCAATTTCATCAAGACAAGGGTTAATCGATTACTGCCTTCGCAGACTCGGATTTCCGGTAATTGAAATCAACGTTGATGACGATCAGATTGAAGATCGTATCGATGATGCATTGCAGTATTTCCAAGAGTTTCATTTTGATGGCGTTGAGAGAGTGTATCTTCAACACCAGGTTACGGGCGCAACGCTTAAATTTTCTGGTCTATCAGCTCCATCATTTGAAGTAGGTGAGTTATTGATTGGTGCAACTTCTGGTGCAAGCTGCTACGTTGTTTCTATCAACGGCACAAATTTAATTGTAAGTAAAGTATCTGGAACATTTACAGCCAGTGAAATAGTTACAGGTGAAACTTCTGGCTTTAGTAGAACATTAGCACCAACAGCTTTTTATACTCCAGGTGATATTGAGAATGGATATGTATCTATTCCTGATGCCGTTATTGGCGTTATCAGAGTATTGCCAGTAAATGGTCCAAGCTCTGGTATGAATAACGCAAACAATATGTTTGATATTATGTATCAATTCCGTATGAACGATATGTATAATCTATTGTCGGCCGACATGATTTATTTCACTCAAATGAAACAATACTTGTCGATGTTAGACATGCTTCTGGTAGGCGATAGATCATTTGCATATAATCGTAAGACAGACAAGCTAGAAATTCATTGTAAATGGACCGATGTATTTGAACCTGGCGATTTCATTATTGTTGAATGCTACCGCATTGTCGATCCAAATACATACACTCAGGTCTATGATGATAGATTCCTGAAAGAATATGCTACCGCTTTAATTAAAAAGCAGTGGGGAATCAATATGAAAAA